CTGCCGTTCCGACGAGGTGGACGTTCTTACTCTTTATTCATCACCTCACAAAAAGGAATAAAGGGCGGTCGAGTCAGCATGTACGCAGAGGACCGAAACAGACGTCTGCGGCATCTGTGAAACTTCAGCAGGTTGGAGTGAACGCAAGGGACAGTAACGATGCAACCGCATAGACCGCGAAGGTGGCACCCGACGGTCTTTAAACATATCGGGAGTCTTCCTCGGAACGTAGCTCAATGGTAGAGCTTTGACGGTAAACAACAAGGGGCTCGTCACCTACTTGTGATGCAGGTTCGATTCCTGCCGTTCCGACTTTACATTTCTAGTAAAAAAGGATATAATCAAGGAAAACGAAAGGAGGCCTAAATATGGCTACTAGACGTGCATCTAATCCGACCGCTACAGCACAGGGCGGTGCAATCGCAAGATACGGAAGTAATCTCAGACGTAACAGAAGTCTGCCTATGACACGTGCGCTCAACGCAACGATCAGAGCTCAGGGACGTGGCGGCACAGGCGGAACCGGCGGAACCGGCGGCTCCGGTGGTACTGGCGGCTGATGTCAACCGTTTTATATGATCCGATTAAAACACAAGCTAAGGTTACGAATTCTGTCATTGTCGCTTTTTCAGGCGGCAAGGAAAGTATTGTAACTTTAGACTTGTGTTTTCGGTATTTTAAACATGTTGTACCGTTCTTTATGTATATTTGTCCGGAGCTTTCTTTTCAGGAAAAAACCCTTGAATGGTACGAGAAAAAATACCAGACTGAGATCATACGCCTTCCACACATGGATGTATCAGAGTTTTTTCATTATGGCAGCTTTAGAATACCAGATCCCACATATCCGATAGTCTCAATAAATGACATATACCGGTATATGAGATTAGAAACTGATATATGGTGGATAGCGGCCGGAGAAAGAATAGATGATTCGATTGTTCGAAGGGCCATGATGAAAAAATCCGGCAGCATAGACGTGCAAAGAGGCCGGTTTTACCCAGTATCAGCGTGGAAAAAACGTGAAATTGTGGATTACATAAAGTTCCACAACCTGTACATCGGTCAAGATTCAAAAAAACTTGGATTTTCGTTTAAATCACTATGGGGAAAAGAACTTTTAATGCTGAAACAGCATTTTCCGAGTGATTACGACAAAATACTGAGGCTTTATCCGTTCGCAGCGGCCGGCGTCAAGAGAGAAGAAGTCCTAGCAGAGAAGGGAATTGAGGAAAATGGCAAAAAGCAAGTATCAGGCGTATGACACTGAGACAATAAGCCGTGATATGATTAAGAACGCGCCTTACAATCCGCGTATCATGGATGAAAAGGCAAAAAAGCGTTTGAGAAAAAACATTGCGAAACACGGCCTTGTCGCAGCATTAACATGGAATAAGCGCACCGGAAACCTTGTCGGCGGGCATCAGAGACTTGAACAGCTTGACGCACTTGAAAAAACAAAAGACTATGATCTTACAGTGTGCGTTGTCGATGTGGATGAACGTGAGGAAGCAGCGCTCAATGTTCAGCTCAATAATCCCTCAATGCAGGGTGAATGGGACCTTGACAAACTGGCAAATATGACAGAAGAGTTTGATCTCGATTTATCCGAGGACCTTGGCTTTACTGATTCAGACATAGACTTTATGTTTGAGGGTGACGACCGCTTTTCGCAGCTATTTGAAACAGAGGAAGGTGAAAAAATGCGCGGTGATCTCGAAAAGGTCAAGGCCGCGCGAAAACAGTCTGTCGATAATCTCAAAGACAGAAACAATATAAATTGGTATACTGTCATTGTTTTCGAAAATGAAACGGACCGAGACGCCTTTATGAAAGAAATCTCGATCCCTAAATATGAAAAGTATGTGACAGAAGATCAGGTGCGACGTATTACCAGACATGAGTAATATGGTATACATCAATAAATTTATACGGGAGCCCCTCATATATTGATTTGTAAAGGGCTTTAGCTTGATTTAATTGACTTAAAACCTGCTCAATATCAATGTTTTCAAGCTCATAAGCCCCCCGCAACAGTTCTTCCCGCTTGTTCCGGGCCGAAGCTATCAGTTTATCGTCCGGAATGCGCTTGCCGTCCGGCATATCATCAATAGTGCATTGGGCTAATGTGTACTGAGAACCGCTGTCATATACATATATTTCAATGTAATTAAATCGTTTCTCAGTAAAAACATGGTATTTTGAGTTGCTTGTCAATGACGCCACATTAAGCGCGTTTTTGAAGCGAACATTGTATATTTTGTTGTCAAACTCAGTAATAACCGGTACAATTACGGGATATAGGGCGGTTATATCCCGTAATTTTGCGATATGTTCAGTGATCGCTTTTCTTCTTTCCTCATTATCGTAAAAATCCATTATTAAACCTCCATAGCATAGAATTTTCTTTTATATAGCCGGTGGCCGCTCCAACCTTCATCAGCATATACTTTTTCAAGGTCCTGAGCAAATGCTTTAGCTCTGTCAATGCGTGTAAATGGCAAAAGATCCCATTCTTCGGTTATATCCTCATCGGGCTGCGGGTAGCACCTCATAAAAATATGATACATAAAACCTCCTGCCCGGCATAACCCGGCCGGGCACGGGTGTTATTAGAATAGTTTTATTGTTCCGCGTCTTACTCCTGCTTTAAAGGCGTTGCAAGACAAACCTATGCAGCAATCCCATAAATTTTTGTGGCGTTTGTCGCGTCTGTACGGGTATGCGGTTTTAGTGCCTAAATATTCACCGATCACACCGCGTAAAACACGGTCTTTTTCGACATATACCATATAACCGCCTAGTGTGTGCCAGCCGTCAGTCATATTTTATCCTCCGATCATAAAATTGCGTACTTGCTCCAATATTTATCAAACCAATCGGTGTTTGTGTCCGCATATTCGGGAGCGTCAATCCATTCTTCATCCGGTATGTAGATAATTTTATCTTCGTCGTCAAAATTCCAAAGACTTAATTTTCCCTTTACCGGTATAGGTTCAATCAATTTGTTATCATCCAAAATCCATGCATACATTCCGGTTCTGTAGTCTTTCGGCTCCATCATTGCAGCTTCCAGATGCTTGCGCTTTAGCGGTACAACGTCTTTGAGAGTGACGACAGCCAAAGCGCATCCGGGCACAGTACCATAGAATTTCTTTGCAGTTGAACAAATTAAGATCGGCCCGCGATAGTCAGTTTTCCACGTTCTGACCTCGATAGTCTTTTCGCCGGTTGCAATACACATGGCGTAATAAGGGTGAATAGATAATGCCTTCAAGATAATACACCTCCTAAAAATATAAAGTTTTCAATGTTCCTCACTCTGCATTTATCCGGGCTTGTGACCGGCAGGGGCTGCATTAAGGCGGGCGCATAGCGCCCTAGTGTTTATCTTTCACGCCTGTACATATCAATTATATCTTGTTGATACCACCCATAGCAGACGTCCGGCCGGCTTTCGTACTCTTCTATAAATGTAGCCTCAGCCTCAGCCTGCGCCCGGTTGAGTTCTTCTAATGCCTCAGCCGCCGAAAGTCCCTCATCTTTGCAACATTCCACAAAATCATATAAATCAAAAGCCATGTTATGAACCTCCTTATGTTTTATAGTGCCTGTATTCATGCCGGTTAAAACCGCGCCCGGCTATTAATTCATGTTTTCAATAACTTTGTTTAAAATGGCAATGAGATCATCATCACTGATTTTCGAAAGTTCGTCGTCGATCTCCGGCCCTAAACCTATCCAATCCATATCATAAACCAAATTAACGAGTGTTTGTTCTAACATTTTTCTGTGTGCCATATTCTCTTTCCTCCATTTTGTAAAGTGTGCCCCGCTCTGTATTTTATCCGGGCTTGCGACCGGCAGCGGCTACATTAGGGCGGGCGCCTCAGCGCCCTAGTCTTTAATCAAGATACTCATACCAGAAAAAGCGCTCGTATGCTTTTCCGTCGTCGTAATAATAGTCCCCGCGCCCACATTCCCAGTCACGCGCCTGCTCGATGCAATAATCGACGTCCTCAACCTCATAAGCAGTATCACCGTTCACGTCAACTTCTGGTAGACATCCGACGTTGAAAAAGTCGTTAGAAAAGTCAGGGCCATAATATGAATCGCGCATGATGATCTCAACGGTTTTATACCCGTCTGTAAGAGTAATCATTATAAAAACCTCCTTATGTTTTATAGTGCCGGTATTCATACCGGTAAACCCGCGCCCGGTGGTGAACCGGGTGCCCGTCCTCCGCGCGGGTGAAATTACCAAGCTGTTGCACTGATTTCTTTACATTCGTTATACCAGTCTCTAAACATCTGCAGCGCTTTTCTTTTTGTAATCGGTCCAAACATCGAAACATATTCGTTATATGTGTTTTGGTCCCAACATTCAAAAATGCCGTCCCCGCCTTTGTTGTAGTGCTGCCGCGCGTACTCGATAAGTTCTTCATAAGATAAACCGTGTTTGCTCATATAGGCACCTCTTTAAAAAATCCGTTTTTGTTTTAATTATATAGCTAACTATACATACATTCAAGCCCCGGGCTGTAATTTCTTAACGTTCTACATATTGCACAATATAGCGCGCTTAGAATTGTGCATATTGCATAGCGCCCCAAAACATGATAATATAAACAAAACAAGTCAAGGTAGGTGCAATTATGGCATTAGGCGTCTATAGATATTGGTTAAAAGAAGAAAACCTAATAAGGTTGCAAGGGTGGCGCCGCGACGGCCTCAGTTATGAACAGATCGCCGCAAATATGGGCATAAACGCCGGCACATTATATATATGGGTAAAGAAATACCCTGAGATACACGAGGCGTTAAAAAAGGGCGAAGAAGTTATGGTCTATCAGGTAGAGAACGCCCTTTACAAGTCCGCTATGGGATATGATGTGACAGAGACCGATCAGACAGAGACGTTATACCCAGACGGAACAAAGACAGTAACAAAGCACGCCCGCAAAAGGCATATCCCGCCGTCAGTGGGAGCTATATGCTTTATTCTGAAAAACAGACGGTCCGACAAGTGGCAAGATAAGCCGATTGTTCAGGATACAACGGCACTTGAAAAGCTCGACGAAATCTTAAAAGGGGTAAAAGATGCAGTTCAGTCAGAAGCAGAAGGAGTTCATAAGGAAGGCGACGCACCGGTATAATTTCAAGGTGGGTGCGGTCCGATCAGGCAAATCATACGTCGATATTTCATACATAGTCCCTCAGCGGTTGCGGGAGCGCAAAGACAAAGATGGATTAAACGCAATTATTGGCGTATCAAAAGAAACAATAGAGCGTAATGTCCTGCAGCCAATGCGCGAATTGTATACTGATGATGTAGTGGGGACAATAAATAACCGCAATATAGCTCAGGTGTGCGGCGTTCCGGTGTATTGTCTCGGCGCTGAGAAAGTAACTCAGGTTGGTAAGATTCAGGGTTCGTCTATTAAATACTGTTACGGGGATGAAATAGCAAAGTGGAATGAAAAAGTATTTGCTATGGTCCAATCACGACTAGACAAAGAGTATAGCTGCATGGACGGGGCCTGCAATCCCGAAAATCCTAGCCACTGGCTGAAAAAATTTATTGATCGTGAGGATATTGACGCTTATATCCAGAAATACACGATCTTCGATAATCCGTTTTTGCCGAAAAGTTTTGTTGATAATCTATGCAAAGAGTACGCCGGTACGGTATACTATGGTAGATATATTGACGGTGAATGGACACTGGCCGAAGGTCTTATTTATCCGATGTATGCCGACGCTATAACGTCAGATTTGCCGGGCAAATACAGCGAATACGCTATTTCTATTGACTATGGTACACAAAACGCGTTTGCGGCGCTTCTGTGGGGATTACATGAGGGTGTATGGTATGCGTTCCGAGGTTATTATTACTCAGGCCGCAGTACTGGCATACAGAAAACAGACAGCGAATACTTGCGGGATCTCGAAATGATATTCGGTGACATTATCGAAAAGTATTATGATGATCTCGAAAAGCATGAAAAAGAGCCGTATTGGTATGACTTGCCGCGGAAAATAGAGACAATCATTGACCCGTCAGCGGCTTCCTTTATTGCATTGTTAAAAAAGCGTGGTTGGTGCAAGGTCCGGCCGGCAATAAACGACGTTGAGAACGGCATAAGAGACACGGCCGTTGCCATGCAGTCCGGGAAAATCAAAGTCAGCGATAAAATCAAAGAATGGGCCGATGAAATGGGCGGCTACGTGTGGGATGATAAGAGCGAAGACGAAAAACCGGTCAAAGTGAACGATCATTACGCCGACAGCACGCGCTATTTTGTCGAAACAAAGCGGATAGTAAAGCCAATAAGAGACAGATAACCGCAATTATTGGCTTATTATTATAAATCAGGTATCAAAAATCACGGGATTATACAAAACGTGACGCAACAAATGACTAAAAGGGGGCTAAAATGCTAACCTATCAGGATTTTTTAGAGGTCGGTGACGACGAAACAAAAAGAATGGCCTTTATTCGAAAGGCAATAAGGCAGCACAAAGAATCAACGCTGTATCAGGTCGCAACGCAGGCGGAATTGTACAAGAAACAGCAGAATCCTACAATCAGAGCGTTCCAAAAGATGCTGTACACCGTCGCGGGAAATGCGATTGTTGACCAGTGGAGCCCTAATTTCAAGATGGCGACAGGCAAATACAAGCGATTCTTAACACAAGAGGTTCAGTATTTGCTCGGAAACGGCGCGTCGTTTGGACATGAACAAACCGCTGACAAGCTAGGCACGAAACGAAAGAATTTTGATCGTGCCTTGCAAAAGGTCGCTGAAAACGCAATAAACCACGGTGTTGCATACGGATTTTGGAACCTAGATCATGTTGACGTGTTCAGTGTTCTTGAATATTTCCCGTTCCTTGACGAAGAAAACGGAGCAGCAATGGCGGGAATACGTTTCTGGCAGATCGCAGATAGCAACCGTCCGCTGAGGGCCACGCTTTACGAATTAGACGGCTACACTGAATATATCTGGCGTAACGGGACCGGTACAATACTTAATGAAAAGCGCCCTTATGTGTTAAAATACAGAGAATCACCTGCAGATGGCCGCGAAATATACGACGGTGAGAATTACCCGTCCTTCCCAATTGTTCCTATGTGGGGAAACCCTGAGCACCAGTCTAAACTTACCGGCCTGCAAGAACAGATTGATTGTTATGATCTGATTAAATCCGGGTATGCGAACACTGTTGACGAGGCAAGTATTATCTACTGGACAATTAAGAACGCGGGCGGGATGGATGATGTTGACCTTGCTCAGTTCGTTGAAAGAATACGAACCGTACACGCGGCCACGGTAGAAGATAGGGCAGAAGCGCAGCCGAACACTATAAACTATGACGGTAATACACGCGAAGCACTGTTAGACCGGATAGAACGTGATTTGTACAGGGATGCGCGGGCTGTTGACGTTGAAAGAATAGCCAGCGGCGCGGTTACGGCCACGCAGATTGAGGCTGCCTATAACGATATTGACGGCTTGTGTGATGAATTTGAGTACTGTGTGCTTGATTTCATATACGGGATTATGGACCTTGCCGGTGTCGATGATGAGGTTTCCTTTACACGGTCAAAGATCCTCAATGTATCCGAGCTTGTAACCAATCTAATCCAGTCCGGGGAATATCTCCCAAAAGATTACGTGACACGAAAGATTCTTACTCTTTTGGGTGACGGTGACAAGGCCGATGATCTGATAAAAGAAATGACAGCAGAGGAAATGAACGCGGCAAATGCCGGTTTTACTGAAAACGAAGAACCGGCCGAGGAAGAAATAAATGAGTGATTTCATGCATAAGTATACCGATGCTGAGTTGCATAAACTAGAACGCAGAATCAGGTATGAATATGCACAAGCAGCGGTGGAAATAAGCAAAAAGGCTGATGATTATTTTCGTCGTTTTGAAAAAAAAGACAAAATAAAAGCAAAACAGGTCGAAAAAGGAACGCTCAGTAAAGCTGAATACATTGAATGGCGTAAGAATCAGCTCCTTGTGGGGCAGCGGTGGAAAGAACTGAAAGAAAATATTGCTAATGATGTTCTTACAACCAACGAGAAGGCCCGGTCTATGGCTGAGAAATTCAGATATTCCGCATATGCTGATAATTACAATTATGGGAACTTTGAAGCTGAGACTCAATCCGGTATAGATACGGCCTTTACGTTGTATGATCGTGATACGGTAGAGCGACTTATAAGGGATAATCCCGATATGCTACCACCACCGGGCAAAGAAACGGCCTTAAATATAAGGCTTGGCCGCGCCAAGCTGTGGGAAAAGCAGAAAATACAGTCTGTTATGATTCAGGGTATATTGCAAGGCGAATCTATTGAAAAGTTGGCCGTAAGACTAGCAAAAGCCGTCTGTGATTCTAACAAGGCGGCTGCAATTAGAAATGCGCGGACAATGACGACCGCTGCCGAGAATGCCGGTCGGCGTGCTGGCCATGAACGGGCCGCAATGATGGGTATACATTTAGAGGATGTATGGATCGCAACACTTGACGGCCGAACGAGACATGAACACAGAATGGCAGATCAGCAGAGTGTCAAAGTGGGACAACCGTTTATAATTGATGGATTCAAGCTGAGGTATCCGGGTGATCCTGCTGCACCGGGCTATCTTGTGTATAATTGCCGTTGTACCGTTGTGGGTAAACTGACCGGAATTGACGACGATATAGACGAGATACGGCACAATAGCGATCTAAAAGGCATGACATACGAACAATGGAAGGCGTCAAAGCCTGTATACAAGTACAAAAAGAAAAGGCGTAAAAATGGGACTGCTAAAAATAATCAGTAATATTGATCTGTTTAAAAGCGCAAAAGACGAAGCTCTAGCGCGCGCGCTAGAAGCAATAGGGATAGACGCCGAAAAGTACGCAAAATTGCATTTAGACCAAGAACCGCGGCGAATTGACACCGGCAGGCTCAGAAATTCAATAACTCATGCAACGCGCGAATATAACGGTGTAGATGAATACAGCGACGACGACGGAAATGCTTATACCGGTGGTTCAGCGCGTGACAATCCGAGTAAATCAATGGTTGTTATCGGAACAAACGTCGAGTACGCGCCTTATGTAGAGTTTGGACACCGACACGGGGGAACAATGGTAGCACCAAACCATTTCTTAAAAAGCGCGGCTGCAGATCACACAGAGCGATATAAGAAAATTGCTGAGAAGTACCTAAAAGATGATTGACGGATTTTTCGTCGTGTGATAACATAAACGTTGTCATATAAAATCTCTTTGGAAATTACCGGGCCAATGCCGCCATACCCCATTAGCGAGCTGAGGTCCGGTATGTGAAGGGATGAAACCTTTCTGTAAAATAGAAATGTGTGTTGAAAGCGTAAAAGCCCCCGCGATACGAGGGCTTTTATGTTGCAAAAAAACAATTAACATGATAGAATGACCGGTGAAGGGCAGCACAGCGGATTCCCATAAAAAACAGTAAACGCCCGGTCACTATTTAAGTTTAAGCGCCTTGTGAGTTGGGACAGGGCGCTTTTTTTATTGACATTTATACGTCTTATGTTAATATAAAATATAAGATTCAAATGGAAAAGAAAATCCACCGAAGCAAAGGAGATTCTATGGCACTAACGAGAAAAGCCCTTAAAGAATTAGGGCTGACAGAAGAACAGATTACATCGGTCATTGAAGGCCATTCTGAGACTGTCAATGCTCTGAAAGAGGAAATTCAGACATTGAAAGACGAAACCGCAAAAATCCCCGGCCTGCAGCGGCAGATCGACGAGGCAAAGGAAAACGCCAACGACGGTTACAGGCAGAAGTACGACGATCTCAAAAAAGAGTATAAAGAGTATAAAGCCGGCATTCAGCAGCAGGCAGCCGAGGCAAAGAAAAGGGATGCTTACATGAACCTGCTTACAGAAGTGGGTGTTTCCGAGAAGCGCCGGGCCTCAGTTATGAAGGTGGCTGATCTTGCGGGCGTCGAGCTTGACGAAAACGGTAAAATCAAAAACGCCGATACACTGAAAAACTCTATCAAAGAGGAATGGGCTGATTTTATCGAGAAAAAAAGCTCCGAGGGTGCAAAAACCCCAACACCTCCGGGAAATGGCGGCGGCCAAATGACCAAAGATGAAATTCTGGCTATCAAAGATGCGGGTGAGAGGCAGGCGGCTATCGCTGAGAATCACACCTTATTCGGATTTTAAGTGAGGTAAAAAATGGCTAAACAGAATCTTACAACAAGCGCTGATTTTCAGGTTAAAGCGCGTGAAGTCGATTTCGTAACGAGATTCGGCAAGAACTGGAATTCCCTGCGTGAGATCATGGGTATTATGCGTCCGATTGAGGCCGCTCCCGGTACAAAACTGAAAACAATCGAAGCATCCGTAACACTGGCCAACAATGGTCAGGTCGGTGAGGGTGAGGAAATCCCGTACTCTAAGGCAGGTGTTGTCGAGAAGGAGTTTGGCGAGATCACTCTTGAGAAGTATGCAAAGGCAGTATCAATCGAATCTGTCAAGAAGTGGGGCGCTGCCGTCGCTGTACAGCGTACAGACACAGCATTTCTTAACGAGCTGCAGGGAAATGTACTTGAGCGCTTCTATACATTCCTTCAGTCCGGATCACTGAAAAGCACTGAGACGACATTCCAGATGGCTATTGCAATGGCAATCGGCCTTGTAATTGACAAGTTCAAGAAACTCCACCGCGATTATTCTACACCGGTAGTATTCGTAAATACGCTGGATGCGTATAAGTATCTTGGTGCTGCCAATCTGACAGTACAGAACACGTTCGGCCTGCAGTACGTCCGTGATTTCATGGGCGCCGGTGTTATGATTCTCAGCTCTGAGCTCCCGCGTGGCAAAGTAATTGCTACACTTGCGGATAATATTATCATGTACTATGTTGACCCGGCAAATTCCGAGTTCAAGCAGCTTGGCCTTGACTATACCGTTGAGGGAGAAACGCCGCTGATCGGATTCCATGCAAACGGTAATTATTCAACCGCTGTCGGTGAGTCCTTTGCAATTATGGGCGTCACGCTGTTTGCGGAGTACCTTGACGCCATCGCTGTTATCACAATCGGCGCTTCTGCTGCCGGCCTTACGTTCGACAAAGAGGAAGTTACGGTCGCTGTTGGTGGCACTGTAACCAATACACTGACAAAGGTCCCGGCCAATGCAACAGTAACATTTGCAAGTGGTGACACAACAGTTGCAACCGTAACGGATGCAGGTGTTGTTACCGGTGTTGCAAAGGGCCGCACAACGATCACGGCAACCGACGCAACCAACGGAACTTCTGAGGCGTTCGAAGTCCTTGTAAAATAAGAGGTAGATCATGGTAAGTGAGATTTGCGCTACAATAAGAAACTATTTTTGTAAAGAAAAATATTTCGGCACATTTGAGGTCCGAGACGGGAGCTTGTATGTTTTGGGTAGCGCAGGTCTTGCTGCCGGTTCAGATATAAATGACCTGTTCTTGGCCGGTCAATATATTAGAGTTATCGGAAGCGTACTCAATGATGGCGTTTACATGGTTGGCGGCACAGAATTTGTAGGTGAGGAAATATTCAACGGCGCTATATGGTCACTGGCTATCCCAAAAGATTTTATTGATCTTGTTGATGATATTCAAGAATGGTGTGCTGCAAACAAAAGCACTCTTGAAAGTCCGTACACATCAGAAAGTTTTGGGGGATATTCATACACAAAAAAAGCTGGTTCCAATAGCGACGGCGGCGCCTATACGTGGCAAGATCAATTTTCGTCAAGATTAAACCGGTGGAGGAAAGCAAGGGTATGAGCCTTTATACTGATATGTTAGAGCCTTGTGTTTTGCTCGATAAAACAACGACCTCAGATGGTTACGGCGGATATATAACGACGTGGGTAGATGGTGCGCAGTTCGAGGCGGCCTGCATATTCGATACGTCGCTGCAGGCCAGAGTTGCGGACAAACAGGGCGTCACAAGCCTTTATACGGTCCATACACTAAAAAGCATGAACCTTCAGTATCACGATGTATTTAGACGAGTGAGCGACGGAAAAATCTTTCGTGTCACGTCTGACGGCGATGATGTTCATAGCCCGGAAACATCGACAATCAACATGAGCAAGGTTACAGCGGAAGAGTGGGTGTTGCCTAATGGATAAAGAACAGGCTATACACTCGTTCTGGTCAAGTTTCGGCTTAAATGCATACGATGAGCAGACGGTTCCTACCGGAGACGACGCTCCGCAGCCGCCTTATATTACTTATGAGGTGGTAACGGGAAATATTAACAATCCGGTGTCGCTATCGGCGTCGCTGTGGTATCGTGGTACATCGTGGGTGCCTATAACACAAAAATTGCATGAGGTAGAGGAAGCGTTGAGCTATGGCGGCGCTATTATTGACCTAGATCACGGCAAACTTTGGTTACAACGCGGATCACCCTTTGCGCAGCGCATGAGCGACGACAGCGACGATTTAATAAGGCGTATATATATCAATATAAGCGCTGAGTTCCTAACAGAAGTATAGGAGTAGCAATAAATGAGAACAAAAAGATTTACTAAAATCTCAGAAACAGCTTTTAATGAGTTACAGATGGATGCGGGCGTACTGCTGAAAACATTTGACCCGTCCCAACCGACAATGACTCTTTCGAATATTGTTTGTGCAACGACAGGCGGAATTACAGCCTCCTGCGTTCCGACTTATCAGGACAACGGGGAAGATGTTGACAACTGCCCGAACAATATGAAAGAGTTCAAAGAGATCACCGGATATGACGCGAAAATGTCATTTACGGCCCTGAATGTTACAGCCGACGTTATCAAGCTCTCGCTTGGTGCGGCAGACATAACTCAGGCAACGGGGAAGATCACGCCGAGAAATCATCTTGAATTGACAGATTTTACAGAAGCAATTTGGTGGGTTGGCGATCTGTCAGACGGCGGATTTGCAGCTATTTGTCTGAAAAACGCTCTTTCCACTTCCGGCCTCAGCCTGAAAACAACAAAGGGCGGCAAAGGCAATCTGTCGGTTGAACTTACCGGTCATTACAGCATATCAGCACAGGATGAAGTACCGATGGATTTCTATGTTTCTGAGGGCGCCTAAGAAAGCGCGCCGGTAGTAGGGGGTTAAATGAAAATCTCAGAGATTAAAGGTGAGGAAGCGCTTGACGTTTTATGCGATCTGCTTGATCCTGTCACCGAAATAATGACAGACACAAATGTTACAGACAAGCTCAGGAATAAAGAGACGCGCATTCAGGGAATTAAGGCAATGATTAAGCTCCATAAAAATGCGGTTATCACGTGCCTTGCAATCCTTGACGGTGAAGATCCGGAAGAATACCGGAAAAAGGTCTGTATTATGACATTACCTATCCGGCTGCTTGAATTGTTCAGTGAACCGGAGGTATTACAGCTTTTTTCCTCGCAGAGTCAGAACGATTCGAGCGCATCTTCTGGCTCTGTTACGGGGAATACAGAGGCAAAAGAGAACTGAAACCATTTATGCGGTATGTCGTAGCTCGGATGAAAGAAGATCACGAGTTATCGGCATACCGTTTTTATATTTCAGACGGTATGCGGGCGCTCACCGGAAATACAGCGACAGAAAACAAACAGATACTTAATCAGAGTTTGTATTCGCTGTTACACCCGGTAAACAGTAGGCCGGAAGATTCGGATAATATAATCAACAAATTTATGAAAGTGTTTGGTGCAACTGATGAACGTATTTGATCTATTTGCGACAATTTCACTTGATAGCTCAAAATATGATAGCGGACTTGATAGCGCTGCAGACAGGGCAAATACTATCGGTGATCGTATAGGTGGTGCACTGTCTACTATTGGCAAGGTTGGCGCGGCTGCCGTTGGTGCGGCCGCTACAGCTATAACGGCAATGGGCACGCAGGCCGTCGGGATGTATGCCAATTTTGAGCAGCTAGAGGGCGGCATAGAGACACTTTTCGGCACGCAAGGACAAAGTATCGAAGAATACGCAAACAGCGTCGGAAAAGGAGTAGACGAGGTTACAGAGCGTTATAATACACTTATGACGGCTCAGGAAACGGCAATGTCAAACGCTGGTGAGGCGTATAAGACTGCGGGCCTTAACATGAATGAGTACATGGAAACCATAACCGCGTTTGCTGCTTCCCTTAAAGCGTCAACAGATGATGAAGTCGAGGCTGCAAAAGTCGCTGATATGGCCGTTCAGGATATGTCGGACAATGCAAATAAGATGGGTACATCAATGGAGTCTGTACAGAATGCATATATGGCATTCAGTAAGCAGAACTATACCCTTCTTGACAATTTAAAACTCGGATACGGCGGAACAAAAACAGAAATGGAAAGGCTTCTTGCTGATGCAGAAAAGCTAACCGGTGTTAAATACGACATTAACAATTTGTCTGATGTATACAACGCGATCCATGCCATTCAGAAAAATTTAGGTATAACAGGAACAACCGCTAAAGAGGCAATGCATACTATTGAAGGTTCATCCCGCATGACAAAAGCTGCGTGGGACAATGTAGTACTTGCTATTGGACGCGGTGAGGGTGTATCTGATGCGTTTGACAACTTCTTAACGGCTGTTTTTGGTGACGGCAGCGAGGGCTCCGGCCTTATTAACAATATTGTTCCGCGAGTCAAAACAACAATGGAAGGAATTGCCAATTTCATTGTAAATGCGGCCCCGATCATTGCCGACGCAATACCCGGAATTATTGATGCTGTATTCCCGTCGCTGTTTGAGACGGCTATTGCCCTTGTGGGGATGCTTGTTTCAAGTTTGCCTAGCATACTTGAATCTTTGGGCACTGCCGCGGTAACTGCAGTTCATAGCATTTTAGCGCAAATCTCAGAAACCATACTCGGATATGATATGTTTGAGGACTTGTCAGCTTTTATGACTGCAATCACGGATATTTTGGGCGAGTTCATCCCTAATTTCATTGAAAGCGGTATAAACTGGCTTATTAGCTTGCTTAGCGGATTTGTTGATATTGGTGTTGTTGGCGAGAATCTTAATTTGCTTCTTGAATCAATACTTAATGGTATTAGTGAGGGCTTGCCTTTAATCCTTGATAAAGGAATTGAACTAATTAATTTTCTTATTAACGGAATGCTTGAGACAGAACCTGCATTAATAACAACGGTAGGTGATTTGTTAAATCAGCTCATATCATTTATTTTTGAAAACTTACCGTTATTCATGGAAAAGGGAATTGAAATAGTTTCAAGTCTTGCCGAAGGTGTGCTTAATAACGCTCCTACTATTATTTCAACAATGGTTGATGTTATACTTTCGCTTATCGAAAATATTCTCAATCATTTGCCAGACTTCTTACAAAAGGGACAAGAGCTTATATCAAAACTTATCGAAGGCATTGTTGAAAAGACACCTGATATCTTAAAAACGATGCTCGATCTATTAGTTGATATAATTGAAAAGATAGTTGAAAAACTACCGGATTTTCTAAAAAAAGGCGGCGAAATAATAGGCCAGCTTATAGCGGGTATTATCGAAATGATACCGGATGTAATATCAGGCGCGTGGGATATAATTAACAGTATATTCGATGCTTTTTCTGAGGTCGATTGGTTAGAGCTTGGTGGACAGGTCATAAATGGTATTGTTGACGGTTTGGCCAGTGGTGCGCAGGCTATATGGGATGCGGCCACAAATGCAGCTAGCAATGCGTTTAACGCGGCTTGTGATTATCTTGGTATTGAATCTCCCTCTAAACTTGGTCGGTACATTGGCCGTATGTTCGATGCTGGCATTGCCGAGGATATGGAAGATAACGCGCCTACAAACGAAGCTGAAAACATGGTAAAATCAGTTTATGATTCGGCAAGATCAGCAGTTAAAGATATAGAGATACCTATAACGACGGTAGGAGGCGAACAGCGGCCGGGAATGTCTGTTGATAACATGATCCGTTCTCTGTATGAGCTTGTTGCTCAGTACTTGCCGGGAATTTCTAATCAGCAGGTATACTTATATCCGGATAAAAGATCGTATGTTGCCGACATTGCCAATGATATGAATGAGGCATTAGGCGAAATTGCGGAATGGGAGGCTGTGGTATGATAGCCGGGGTAAACATTGGTAACAAAAACACTTATACAGACTTTGGGCTGCTTATGACTCATAGAGTCATAGGCAGATCCCCGGTCAAAACAAAAACATTATCGGTCCCGTGGAGTGATGGACGTATAAATCTTACGAACATAAATGGCCGGTCATATTATGACAATAGGAAACTATCTTTCGATTTTAAACTTTTAAACAAAAGTGATTTTTACACAACGTACACTGAGCTTTCCGAATATTTACACGGAAAATTTTTAAAGGTTTCATTAGAGGAAGATCCATTATACTATTATTACGGTATGTGCTCAATCAGTGATTTTGACGTTAGCAAACGACTTGGAAAAATTACCGTGTATGTTGATGCTGAACCATATAAATACAAAGACATACCAGATCAGACAATTAATGTAAGCGGAACAGAAACCATAACTATATCTAGCGGTGGGCTTGAAGTGGTTCCGGTTTTTCAAGTCGAAACACTTACATCTACTTCGCTTACAGTTGTCTCGTCAAGGAATAACAAGACATATTCTTTAGGTCTTGGAAGAAATAGATTTCCTAGTTTAACGGTAATGGGCGCCGAAAATGTCACATTAACGTTTTCAGGCCAGTCAAGAGTTATAATGAGTTATAAAGAGGCGCGTTTATAATGTATGAAATTTTAATGGACGGCAACACTTTGTATTATCCTGGTGATAAAGAATGTACTGTCATAGATCCCGAGATTGAGCTTAAAATGAACGACAGCGGAACTGCCAAAATGAAAGTTCCAATAATTAATCCGTATTATGATAGCATAATGCTCCGAAATTCCATGATAACGGTTACAAAAAATGATCGCGAGGTGTTTTATGGTGAGGTCCGCGCGTATACCGGTAACATGGGTCAGGAACGAGAATTAACTGCCGTTGGTGCGTTGTCTTTTCTTAGTAATAGCAGGCAGCCGCAGAGAAATTGGGGAAAAATAACACCACTTCAATTTTTGACCGGTGTGCTTGATATTCACAATCAACAGATGTTTAATGATGATCGCAAGAAAATATACGTTGGATATGTAACGGTTTCAAATACTCTTAATGCGGGTGATAAAATAACGGATAACAACTCAACTCTTGATGCAATTAGGGATAACCTTATATCCGTACATGGCGGTGTGTTAAGATTAAGACATGAAAACGACACATTATATCTTGACTATGTAAACCTTAACGAATACGGCGAATATTGCAATCAGATCATTCAGCTCGGGGATAACATTATGGATTATACCGAGAATTTTAATGCTGAAGGTGTAAAGACGGTTGTTATTCCGTTGGGCGCAAGAATAGATGATGATACAGAATCCGAATTTGAAGAGCGCGTGGACATTACAAGCGTAAATGACAACAAAAACTATATAATCGGTTCAAATGCTGCAGTATCAAATTACGGGTATATATGGACCACTGTTACTTATGACAGTATAAGTGATCCGGCAAACCTAAAGACAATGGGACAGACATATCTCAGGGAAACGCAGTTCGAACGCGCTACGTTTAAATTAACAGCGGTTGACCTGTCAGCGGTAGACAGCTCTATTGACACAATGTATTTTGGTGATCGTGTCAATATTCAGGCGGAATTGTTTGGTCTTAATGCAACATATCCGATTGTAGAAATGACAATGAAGCCACAAAATCCTGAAGGTGAACGGATTGTAATGTCCGCAAATTTGAGGTCAAAAAAAGCTACATTGACTGGACGCGTTACAAGTGCAGATCGCGACGCTGTACTTGCCGCAAGACGCGAAGCAATGAGAATTGAAAGCGTCATAAAATCTGAGGTAGCAAATATAATGAACACCTTTACCGGGCAAAATGGCGGATATAAGATCGAAGAATATGACGAAAACGGTCTATGGCTGCGCACATTATATATGGATGCTCCAGATAAAACACAGGCAACAAATGTTATGGAATTTTCCATGCGCGGTATAAGATTTTCAACGGCTGGTTATGCTCCGGCAACGTCTAGCGCATGGAAGTCCGCATGGACATTAGACGGCAAATTTGTGTCTCAGGAGATTTTCTCAAATATAGTATTTGCCAACTTGTTGAAAGTGGGTATAATACAAGATGTAGCAGAACATACGTATTGGAATCTTGAGAACGGTGACTTTGTATCTAGGTCTAGTGATGAGAAGCTGTTAATGCAACAGGGATATTTAAGAGGGTATAAGCGGGAGTACGACCCTTCCGCAACACCTAGCCCGTACGATCCTGACTCGCAATACATTAACACTCTCGTTGGAACGCTTGATTTAAGTGCCGATTATGGTGACGGGATTAATAGAGTGGCATTAAGGTCTGAAACAGAACTAATGCTTCAAGCTAACCAAAACGAAATCATAGTAAAAAATGATGAGACACGATTTTCAAAGAGAATTAATTGCGAAAACATTGTTAGCGGTGGAAAGATAACATGTGGAAGTGTCGTTCCTAGTAATGGAGCCAGTGGCGGTACTATAACATTTAAACAAAACAACGGTTTAGATGTAACGCTAACAGTAAAAAATGGAATTGTCACATCGTTCGTTAAGGAAGAACCGGCACCAACACCAACATGAGGAATATAAATGCATAATGTAATTATAAATGCTGCATTAAATAATCGCCAGCCATTTAAGATAGGAAGGGTTGACGAAAAAGATGTAATGCAAATTAAGTTCGATTTAAACGGATGGATAAAAGAATTTGGACGCGGTACTATTGCCTTATCTGTTTTGAGAAAAAAAGACAATAATCCGTATCCGGTTGCTATCTCTATTGACGAGAACGGATTTGCTACGTGGAATATAACCGACATAGAAACCGCATGTGACGGCGAATTGAAAGCCCAGCTTACGTATTATGTCGATGATAAACGAAAAAAATCAAGTATTTATAAATTGCACGTAAGTGAAAGCCTTGCGGAAAACGGCGAAGCGCCTGATCCTTATGAATCGTGGCTCGAGGTGCTGCAGGAGCTCACAGCGGAAACGGCGGCTAATGCAGAATCAGCCCGACAGTCAGCGGCTAGTGCGGGACAAAGTGCAAGTGACGCAGAACAGTCAAAGCAGGCGGCGCAAGGGTATGCCGATGATGCTTCCGCATCGGCAACGGCGGCAAACACATCAGCTACGGAGGCTCATACATCCGAAACCAACGCTGAAGGGTGGGCGGAACTAGCTCAGCAGGTTGCAACGGATAATGGCTACGCTCAAATGTATATTGACGATTACGGAACCTTGTATCTTGCCAGAACGACGAACATCGTCGATAAACTGGATTTTATTCTGACAAATGACGGAGAATTGGAGGTCTTGATTTATGGCTGATCCTATCATAACTAAGATTGGTGATGTTTCCGCCTATCTCGATGCGGTCGCACACGGATTCGAGGGGACAAGGGCGGAATTCGGGGAGCTGTTAGCTAATTCCGCAAACTATGCTCAATCGGCGAAAAACTCCGCAACGTCCGCAAGTGCTTCAGCTACAACGGCAACGACAAAAGCCAATGAAGCCACCACCGCGGCAGCAGCGGCTCAGACTGCTAAAACACAGACCGAACAGGCAGCAAGTCAGGCGCTCACGGACATCGATACGGCAAGTTCTGGCGCGATCAGTGCGGTGCGGACCGAGGGAGCAACCCAGACAGCAAATGCCACCGCTCAGGCTCGGGAGGCGGCTACGAGTGCTAACACGGCAAGCACAAAGGCATCTGAGGCATCTGCGTCCGCTACGAGCGCAGGGCAGTCGGCTACCAATGCGGCGGCATCTGCAACGAGTGCAGATCAAAGTGCACGTGATGCTCACGACGTGCTTGACAGCATTCCGGCGGACTACTCGGAAATGAGTGCGGATGTAGAGCAACTAAAGGCTGATTTAGGCGATTTGTCAGACCTTGAGACTGAGACAAAAACAGATTTGGTGTCTGCCATCAACGAAGCTGCTTCGAGCGGTGGAGATTTAAGCACAGTTGCTGACATCCTCGATAACAT